AACCACTTGGCTTGGAAAAGAACTATTGGTATTTGTGTATATATTCATTTATAGTATAATTTTTGAGGTACTACCATCATTATTGTATCTTTTAAAACCTAAATCAATTGGTTTTCTTTCTATTTTATTAGCAGGAACATACCTATGCTTGTTACAAGCCATTAAAGCTAATCCGCTGCTAATAGAGGCATCATGCTTAGTTCTATTGTTTATATTAAATCTTGCCCAATCTTCTAGCGTTCTTTGAAAATACATGTCCCCATAACCAGTATCTAATAAACCAACATATGATTCTACATAAGTTTCTATAGCGGCTGCATGCGCTTGTTTAATATCTTCACTTGAGTTAGGTATTCCGCCAATTTCTCTTTCAGTTACAGAAAGTTTATTCCAAACTTTGTCTGGTCTATTCATTGAGAAACCTCTATATCCTCTTCTTTTAAAATGATATAAAAGTCTAGGTTTGTTATTTTCTGCCAGTAAAGGCATACCATAAAAAACACAAGCCATTAAAACATCTTCAAAAAATATTTCGGCAGTTTGAGGCCTGGATATATATTCTAAAAAGAAATGATTAGGAGGAACATCTTCCATTGAAAACTTAGTTAACCCATGCAGAGATCCATTAGAACCTCTTTGATCAACTGTACCTGATATGTCATAACTATCACAACCAAAAGCCCCTAAGTGTTCATTTCCTGGCCATTTAGTGCCATTCTTTATTATCACTTGATTTTGGAGATGTTTAGGTGGTACCCAGCTTATTTTAAACCTGCCGTCTTTATGAGGGTTAAAAACAACCCTAGTGTCAGGCATACCATTCTCCCAAGCAAAGCTACCAGTAGTTATAACTGAAGTATTTCTTAAGTCTTCGTTATAATCTATTTGCTGGTATATTTTTGTTAGATTAAAAAGAGATTGTTTTGCTTCATCTCTAAACGCATGCTGCTCTGTCCTAGGGAACTGCCTATACATTTCATTTAATCCGTCTTGATCATTTTTTAAACCATCAACCTCGTTTTGCCAATGCTCTATAACCCCATATTCAATTAAAGAGCCATCCGCGGCTTCAACAGGTTTTTCTGGTGTATCAAATACAGGTATTCCATAAGTATCAATGAATCCTTCGTAGTTCCATTCCATAGGTATGAACAAAGAATATAATCCTGAGCTAGTCTGTCCNTTGCGGTTTCTCTTGGTAACGTCTGANTCATAATAAAGTTTTTTAAAGTTTTCACCTCCNTTATCTAAAGCNTTTGATGTTGATCCCATCATACACTTGCCAATAATTCTGCTNCCAAGTCTTAAAGTGGTTTTTGTAACCCTCCAGTTATTTAGTATATTATCAGGTCTTTCCCATTTACCAGATTCGTCGTGTGCTAGTAATTTTAATTTTTCACCATCATACGAGTTGTCTCCTGTGTTTTTCCAGTCAATTGTTGTATCAAGACCTTGCAATTCNCTTTTATCTTTAGATACTTTATCAACTGATTTTCTTGTAATCTTTGAAGCCGGAACCCTATAAGCTAATTCTGTTTTAGGTCTATCCATACCGTCTTGAATAGGCTTAAAGAAAAACGGATAATTAAGAGATATTGGTACAACTTTATCAGTAAACATTTTTTTAGCATCAGCACCAGACTTTGATAATATACCAAATCTCGCGTCTGACGATATAGTAGCTTGATTAACTAACTCAGCTGATGACATAAAACTAAAACCTGAACGTCTATTTTTAAGATAACACATTCCGAAACATCTGTTATCAGCTTTACAAGCTTCCCAAAATATAAAAAATAATCTATTTGCTTCACGAAAATCCGGCTGACCAACATCAATTTTAGTCCACTGTAAATACATATAATGTGTACCAGTAATATAAGTAGGAACGCCTTTGTTGTAAAACGAAAAACCTTTTTCTCTGTACTCAAACTCTTGATCAATATACTCGTACCATTTGTTTTTAAAATGATCTGGGTAAGTATCCCACTCAAAAATTGTTTTAATCTTTGACAATTCTGCCGGTATACTTTGAGCTTCCCAGTACTGATCTAATTTATTTTCAGATCTTAAATAAGCTTTATCTATATATGGCAAAGCTATTTTTAATCCTTGTATTTCGTATATTTCTCCAATCTTACCAGTCTTGCTTATAACAACAACATCATGCTCTTTATTATAGCCGTATTCCCATTTATTATACCTATTTTGTATTTTAATGGTTTTAGACTTAATATGATCAGGCAGTATTTTATATAACGTTTGCTCGTACATTACTTAGATCTACCTTCAGCAAATCCTCTGAAGTTTTTTTGCGGCGAATCTGCTGATTCATCATTTAATAGCTGTTCTTCTTGCTCAATACGTGTTAGTATTTCAAAAGCATCGAATATGGCTAGCTTTTTAGTGGCTGCAGCATTTTTTAATCTATCAGCTGATATATCATCATCTGAATCAACAATTTTTTCTCTAGCTACTTTTATTAATTCTTCAACTGCTTTTTGACCAGCTTGGATTATATTCTTCTTCGTCTCCTTGGTATTCATATTTAATTACAATATCATTTGATTTCATACAGTATAATTTCTTTTCGTTAACCACAAATTCGAATTCACTTCCAGGAGTGTAGCCAACGAGGTCTCCAGGATTGATTCCTAGCGCCTGTAAGGAACTATTACCGTATTTAAGTATACCAATAAGCTCTTGCTCTTTTTCAAGAGAAAAGCTATCTTTATTTTTAATCGGAATAACAAAACATCTATCATTAAAAGTTTTCCATTTTTTAGTATTCCCATATAAATATATTTGATCTGGCGCAACAAAGTATAGGCCGTCAATAAACATTGATCTACTATCTTTTTGGTTGCCTCGCATGTCGTAAAACCTTCTAAAAACGTTGTGGTGAATAACAACAATATCGCCCACGCTTATACCTGTTTCATACGCTAATGGAGTCGCAACAACTTCAGCATAATTATTTACCGATTTAAAGCTTTCAATAGATGAATTAGTAATTAAGGTTTTATCGCCAACTTTCTTTTCGTTGTCATAGCGCTTGCCAACTGGCTTCACAATGAAGTCGTAAATACTTCTCATTAGTACTCGAGATCATACTCAACGGATATTGCCATGTTAGAATTAAACTTCTTCCATGGCATTACCTCGCTGTCCTTCTTTATGTGAATGTTATAAGAGCTATCCTGTTCGTCAAATAATATATAAGCTATTTTATGACCGCCATAAACGCTTTGCCCTACAGCATAGTGCATTGCATCATTTTTATAGTCAGAGCCTATACTTATTTTTCTTATAACAGAAGACATTTTACTCTTCTTTTTTAATTTCAGTATAAGAACCTGTTTCTATATCAATAGTAATAGCCCCATACTCTTTTTCCAATTCTGCTTTATAAGCTTCAATCTCTTCATTAAGACCAGCTTGTTTATGTAATAAAGCGTGCTTTTGAACTTCTACAAATCCAATATCTTTCAACAAATCAGATAACTGCTTTTGCTGTTCTTGGATTTTTGCTAATTGTTCTTTTGTAATTTCTTGTACTTTTTTCATTTGATTTAATTTAATTTAATTAATTGTTATTTATTATCTTTAATTGCAGAACCGAAATAATAACCAAAAATACTTAAGGCTACTCCTTCTACAATTCCTAACAAATGTATAAAAATTTCTTTATTCGACTGCGGTACTTCTGTAGTAACTACTGTATATACTAAAAAAGCAAATGACGCTAATCCAACTATACCTGTTGCATTAAACATCCAGTCAGTTCCATACTTTCTTAGGTTAACTTCTCTTTTTCTTGCTGAGTCTCTATCAGCTACTTCTAATCTATAAAGTTCTACTAATCTATCGTGAGCCTCTGCTTTTTGATCTTCACTTAAATCTGGATCTTTATCTATTAAATTTTTAACTACACCTAAAAGACCTTTATCCGGAAGAGCATCGCCTACTACGTCTATAATAGTAGAGCCCGCACCAAGTAAAAATTTACCCAGCCCGGTTTCTTTAAAAGGTTTTTTATCTTTAGGCATAACTAGTTAAACTTTACGTTTTGTACACTATAAGTTTTTGTTTTAGCCCATTTAGCACCTTTTGCACCTTGTTTTTCTTTTTGAGATAAAGATACTGTATCAAATTTTCTTTCTTTTTTTATCTCTTTAACTTTTCTACCTTTTTTAACGTCTCCAGCTGGAGCTGCATATCCTCTAGGCACAGTTTTCTTTTTAGCCGTAATGGTTACTTCCATATCCGGCTTTGCAGACGCAGACGCTTCAGAAGCACTCATTCTGCTTCCTTTTTTTGTGTTATCATCTTTTCCTTTATTAATCATATTTAAAGGACTGCTGTGTTTCATTTTAAATGCCATAATTATTTTGTTTTAGATTTTTTATAAGCTTCTTTTTCCCAAGGAAGATTTTTAGCGCCTTCCTTCATTTGCGCTCTTGAATATTTTTTACCTTTCCAAAAAACTGCACTGTCGTTGTAATCTAAATCACCTCTTTTCATTTGATCTAAATGAACTTTCTCGTGATTAATTACATCTTGTTTTTGTTTTTCGTCAGTAATATTTTTATTTATAAGTAT